AATAGATTGATTCAAAATAAACATGTTTAAAAGAATAATCCTTTTCGTTTTATTGTCTTATTTTTCCTCTTATTACGTTTAACAAGTTTACGACTTTTTTTGGTTTTTGTTTTTACTTTTATATCTTCATCAACATTTTTTTGTTCAGATGGTCTATATCTTAAAAACCATTCTTCATATTCTTCACTATTTTTTTTATCCTTAAGCTCATTATATTTTTCTGCTTTTTCTGCTCTCATTTCTTCAACAGTTTCTTGATGACCCATACAATTAATACTAAAACGTCTTAGTAAACCTTTTTGAGCTAATCTATTTTTTTCTTGAACATCAAATAAATATTTACTCATACATAAAATACGATCTTTATCATAATATGGACGATTAGCATATAAAAAAGCTAACCAAAAACTAAGCATAGTATCAATTGTTGCTACTTTCACATCATAACCTCCATCTTTTACAATATTATAACTATGGCATGCTAATGGTTCATAAATGAATGCGATAGTATCTTTTCCAACTTTTATTTCATAATGTGGAGCAATTACCTCTCCAACTCCTGGTCTCTTAATAATCTTTACATCTTTAACATTTATATCTGCTAACCTTTCTTTTACTATTTGGGCAGTAAGCATTGGTTCCTCTGAAAGCACATCAAAATCTGGTATTTTTTCTAATTTATGTTTTAAATTTTTAGGCATATATTGTGAATACATGGATAAAGCATAACCACCAAAAAATACAACACCCTGATCAATTAAAGTTCTTTGAACATTTTCATAAATGTTATTTGAATATTCTGAATCAGCCATTTGTCTTTGAAATTCAACAGTAGCACATTGTTTGGCTGATAGTGGATAATTTTTATTCAATAATGTTAATCTTTTTAAAACTTTTTCCCAACGGCTTATATCTCCAGCTGGTCTTGATAATTCTAAATACATATTCATACGTAACAAGTTAGCTGGTGAATATAAAATTCCAGCAACTTTAATTGATTCTTTTTTTATAGCATTAAATAATTCTTTAGGTATGTAAGTAATATCAGCAACAGGAATGAAATTTACAAAAACTTTATATGTTCCGTGATGTTGTCCAGATTTTCCTTCAACTTCTTGAAAACCATTTTCAACATAAATATCAACTAATTCTTTAGCATCATTTAAAGCATTTGAGCTATAAAAATCGTAATCAGGAATCTCAATATCTTTATTATAAAATTGATCCTGTTTTGGAAGAATATTATTAATGGCAGTTCCACCATAACAAATTAATTGTTTTTTTCTTAAAAAGTTTTCAACTATACCAATAATACGTTTAATTTCTGGTGAATTAGCAACCTTTCTGCCTTGACGTTCTTCAGCTTTGTCAACTGCTGCTCTTAATATAGCTAATTCACAATCATTAAATGTCATTTTTTTATCGCAGATTTCTTTCATATTATAAATATATAAAAAATATAATATGAAATGATTTAATTTATAATAGTCTAATAACTTAAATATTGAATTTATAAAAATCAGATTGAACAGTTCTTGTAGCATATGATACATCTGGATTTTGTGGAGGAGGTAATGGTATTGTAATAGGGATATAACGTAATTTTTCTGGTTTTAATACAAACGCATATCCATTTTCATCAAAGAATATATCATTTTCTTCAATATTTGTGTCTATTTTTTGATATCTCATTCCTAAAAGTTGAACTCCCATTTCACGCATAACAATTGAACTTGGATTTTCAGGATTGGAACCTTTATCAGGCATTCCTATTGTCATATTTTGTTTATTAAAATCAATAAGTTCATTCATATCAGGAGTATAAGCAATATCATAATAATGTAATGCCCTCATAAAAACTGAATTACTAGTCATATTTATAAATTTATAAAATTCAGGCACTTCTAAAAATGCTGTATTACTTCTATCAACAATAATAACTACTTTACCCATCAATTTTCTTAATTCTACATCTCCAAAATTCTGACCGTAAAATTCAGAATCATAATCTTTACTTAATAAAATAGAATCATAACTTTCTAATATTTTAGCAAAGTTTTTATACATTGATTGATTAGTGCTTTTAATACGAAGATGAATAATAATTGGGTCTGATGAATTAGGAGCAGTAGATGTTGAAAAGGCATAATCACGAATAACATTCATAGCATTAACAAAATTAATATAATTAAATGTTTCTTTAACATAATAACTATCACTAGTTGATGTGGCAATAACAGGTTGATCATCAATTGAGAATATTTCAAAATCTAAACCTCTAACACCTTGTTTCAATAAGTCTTTTAATACACAAAGGTCAACATAATCATTTTTATAATTACCACCACTACAACAATTATAAGCAGTCTTAATATAGTAATCTTTAAATGTATAATTAAATTGTTCACTACTATCTATAGACCTAATTTTTCCATTTAAATCTCCATAAATTGTATCCATAGATGTACAATTTTTACTTCTTAAACGACTATAATAGAAGTAACATAAAAAGGCTATTAAAATAATTATTAATGTAATAACAACTATTAATAATACAGCTGTTGATTCTTTTAATTGACTTACTGATTTAATAATATTTTCTGTAGTTTTTGAAGCGTCCATATTATATTATATAAATAAAAATAATAATTTATTAGTAAATTTTATAATATATGTAAAATAGTTAAAAAAATAATAGGTTTATATATAAGTTATGCCAGGAGGTCTAATGAATCTTGTGAGTCAAGGACAACAAAATATTGTTCTAAATGGAAATCCTACAAAATCTTTTTTTAAAGCAACTTATCATCAATATACAAATTTCGGTTTACAAAAATTCCGATTAGATTATGAAGGTTCAAAAACGTTGAGACTTTCCGAAGAATCAACATTTACTTTTAAGGTAAAACGTTATGCTGATCTATTGATGGATTGTTATTTATCTGTTGCGTTACCTAATATTTGGTCCCCTATTTTACCACCTCAACAAATTACTGAACAATCAACATCACAAGGTCTAGGAAATATTGAACAATGGGCTCCCTATGAATTTAAATGGATTGAAAATATTGGAGCAAAAATGATATCAAAAATATCAATTACATGCGGTAATTTTACATTACAAGAATATTCTGGAGATTATTTATTAGCATCTGTTCAACGCGATTTTTCAGGAGCAAAAAAGGAATTATTCTATAGAATGATTGGACAAGTGCCAGAATTAGTAGATCCAGCAAATGCTAATTCACGTATTAACTCATATCCTAATGCTTATTTTACAGGAGATTTAGCTGGTCCAGAACCATCAATTAGAGGACGAATTTTATATATACCATTAAATAATTGGTTTGGACTAAAATCACAAATGGCATTTCCATTAACATCTCTTCAATATAATGAATTACATATTAATATAACACTTAGACCTATTAATGAATTATTTGTTATACGTGATGTTTTTGATGCTACTAATAATTATCCTTATGTTGCACCAAATTTTAATTTATGGTATATGCAATTTTATAGATTTTTACAACCTCCACCAGATGTTTGTATTGATATAAATTCTTATTCAGATCAAAGAACTTTATGGAATGCTGATATTCATTTAAATTGCACATATTGTTTTTTATCTAATGAAGAAGAAAGATTATTTGCTTTACAGGAACAAAAATATTTAATTAAACAAGTTCATGAAAATATATTTCCAAATGTTACTGGACCAAATAAAGTTGAATTAGATTCACTAGGAATGGTTTCAAACTGGCTTTTTTATTTTCAAAGAAGTGATGCTAATTTACGTAATGAATGGTCTAATTATACAAATTGGCCATATAATTATTTACCTATAAATGTTATACAAGCTCCAACATCAGGAACGTATACTATATATAGAACTATTGGAGGTGTGCTAACTCCAGTTGATATAGGACCAGGAGTAAATCCTGATGGAACTATGACAGGAATTGTTATTAATCAAACATATAATCCACAAAATGATAAATTAATATTAGTAGCTATGGGAATTTTATTAGATGGTTCCTATAGAGAAAATATACAACCTGCTGGAGTATTTGATTTTATTGAAAAATATGTTAGAACAACTGGAAATGCCCCTCCTGGGTTATATTGTTATAATTTTAACATTCATTCAAATAATGCTGATTTACAGCCATCTGGAGCAATTAATATGAGTAGATTTAATCAAATTGAA